CCGGAAGGAAACCGTGTAGCCCATAAGTCCCTTGGACAAGTCCTTCGTTCTCTGGTAGAATTACTTGAAAATGAACGATCTGGATCTACAAATACACAATCAGCCACATAGTGCTGAAGCCGAGGAAAAACTAATTGCATCCTGCTTACTGCCAGGTGACACATCCATATACGATATGGTTCGTCCCCTGCTTGAGCCAGAGGATTTTTACTTATTACGCTTTAGATTACTTTACCAAACCATTGGTGACCTTGCACAACTAAGTCAGCCAATTGATGAGGTATCAATCTCAGAGCATCTGAAGACCCTACAAGGGCTTGATGAGGTCGGAGGCATAGCAGGTATACTGTCAGTCACTGACAGCGTCACCAGCACCACCTCAGCTAAGTTCTACGCCAATATAGTAGCAGAGAAGGCAAGACTTCGTGAGATTATGAAGTCCTGCCGACTCGCTGTTGAGGAGGTTGAGAATGAAACCAAGTCCTATGACGAGATTCGCAGCACCCTTGAGGCTGAGATAACCGAGCGTCCACTCCTCACCCAAGGTAAGGCTGACATAGGTTTCTCCGCTGATGAGCTACTGGCTGACATCGCCAAGATGCAGTCCGGTGAGTACGAGGCTGACGTTGTTAAGACTCACACCAATAACTTGGACCGTGAGTTCGGTAACCGAGGCATCGCTGCTGGTGAGGTACTGACAGTGGCTGCACCTACCTCCTGTGGTAAGTCAGCACTTGCGATGTACATCGTCTCTCAGTCCGTTGTAAAGGATGGTCACGCCTGCGGGGTGTTCTCATTGGAGATGCCACAGAAGCAGCTCACGAAGCGACTGACGCAGGTTATCTCAGGTGTGAACTTACGCAGTGTTGAGGATCAGACAGCTAGCCCGGAGCAGGAGAAGCGAGTCCACAATACCATCAACCAGCTGAAGACATTGCCTATCTATACTTCTCACGCTGTTAAGAATGCCGATGATCTGTACAGTCAGACGCGTCAGTTCGTACAGAAGCACGGAGTAAAGCTACTGGTGATTGATTACCTGCAACTTATTCCATTCTCCTCTAGGATGGGTAAGGCTGAGGGCATCGCTAGTATCTCGCACAAGATCAAGCAGATGGCTATTGATCTCAACATAGCTGTGATCCTACTGGCACAGGTCAACCGAGAGGGAGCCAAGGCTGGCCGACTCAAGTTGTATGACCTAAAGGATTCCGGGGACATTGAGAATGATGCTGATATTGTTCTGCTTATGTATCCGTCAAGCGGTGATGTCGAGTCCTCAAAGGACGTAGATAGCCGGGGGGCGTTCACTCGTTTAACCTATGAGATCGCTAAGAACCGTGAAGGTGAACGTGATATCGGTGGGTTATTTAAATTCTATCACTGCACAGGGAGGTTCGGACAATGACGGAGGAAGAAGTAGCACAGTACATAATGAAAGCATTCCCACGGATGCACAAGTTGACCAAAGCCGAGGACGAGTTCAGTCCTTTTGATTACGAGAGTATTGATTATCTGGTTGAGATTAAGGTACGCCGGAAGGCATATGACCCCTGGATCATCGAGCAGTTAAAGGTTGATACCAATATCGGTATCGCTGAATCAGTAAAGAAGGACTTCGTGTATGTGAACGGATTCCAGCACCTGCTGTACGCTTGGAATATCTCTAAGCTAATTCGGGATGACTATGACTTCGGGTTCGAGGATCGTGAGATGCCTTGGACTACGGACTTCGATGCAGTACAAATAATAACTAAGCGCACTGGATACTTGTACAACAGTAGCGCACTAATCATCAACACGGAGGGACTATGATAACTAAAGAAACATCAAAGGACATAACAGTAAACGGAATAAAAGTAACCTGCTACTCAGATGGCAGTGTGGAAACAAAAGGGAAGTGGGGCAGAGGTCGGACATTCGGCACGCTGAACAGCGATGGCTATATGAAGTACGGTGTTAATCGGCAAACGCTCAGGATCCACGACTTGATTGCAAAGGCTTTTCTGGGGTCAAAGCCAGACAACTATGACGTTGATCACATCAACGGAGACAGGACGGACAATAGACCATCCAACCTGCGGTACGTGACACGATCCGAAAACCTCAGAGGGCATCAGAAGGTTCGAGGTAAATGCCAGTACCGAGGAGTATTCTGGCCAACTGGTCGAAAAAAGTGCCGGGTCACAATCAATAACAGGATCAATGGCGGGAGCACTAAGCGGTACGAACTCGGCTACTTTGACAGTGAGAAGGAGGCGGCCATTGCTCGTGATACCTTCTGTTTTAATGAACTAGGTTATCCACTAGAAGGGTTAAATTTTCCTGAGTTATTTGTTGACAAGGATGAGGATTCCGTACAGATTTCCAGTATGCAAAATACTGAAGAAAACATTGAGCGAGTTCAGACCCAGATTGATATGATTCGGCAGGAGTCCAGGCTTCTGTCATACCGTATTGATCGTATGACTGAACAGCGAAAAGGTCTTCAGGAAGAGAAGCGCAAGCTTAAAGATTTCCTTACGCAGGCTAGAAAGCCATAGTGTATAATACAGTACGAGGTAAGCTGTAGGAGTAATCCGCAGCGGGGCTTTTATATGCGTCCTTTTTAATCCCTCGTTTCGTTACGGTAGCCCCGTCCTCTGTGTGTTGAGGGCGGGGCTTTTTGTTACTTAGCCCGTAGTTGAATGATGTGCCTAACCTCTGGGGTTGCGATTCCCTTTTGCATCATCTCACTCATCAATGCTCGATTCTTGTGAGCACCCATATTGATCAGCCTTTCAGCTCTCTTTTGCGGGCTTTGTGTTCTGATTAACTTATCTACTTCCGATATTTTGAGCAACTCAACCCTCATTATTTTTTTATGGTGGCTAATTAGCTTCCTTGCCAGGAGCGGATCCTCTCTGGCAATTTCACGGATTGCCACCTCCCTTTCTTTTTTGGTATTACCAAGCTCCTCATATATATCATATGTCTGCTTGGCCTTAACTTTAGGTATATCAGTATAAGTGTTTTCTATTATGTCCAAGATGTCTGCGGATGATACCCCGGCTTCCTTCATCATAACGATGCGTTCATCCTGTGAGTATTTCCACGTCCCGCCACCTAGGTTCTTATAATGCTGGCGCATAATATCCATATTCAAGCGCCGAGAAGTATTCATCTCCTCATAGGTAGCATCCAGTTCTTCTCTTGGTATGTTATTATCTGTGAACTTACGAAGTGCCGACGAGTAAGTACCCTTTGCTTGACGCATTGGTTCAGATATTTCACGGAGTTTATTGGTGAATGACTTCTCGGCATCCCACTGGTAGTCACGGATACCCAGCATACGTAGTGCGTTATCCTTTGTAGTACGATCACCTATACCAGAGAGTGAAGCACTCCATCTTTCTATAGTGTTTTGAACACCTGGTTTCAATGTTTCATCGTAGATGACACCCATAACATCCTTAGCTACCTCTTGTGTGCGCGGATCTACACTAATCAGCTTTCCATTTACGTCACGTCCAGATATTATCTGACCTATTGCTCGTACAGGGAATGTACCAGGTGCTCCGAGATACTGATCCTTAACAAATTCTGCGAGCTGAGATACTGGAGATCCACTGAAACCAGCCTCAAACGCTTGTGCGGCCATACCCTGCGGGACCAAATAGCTTGGGTTGACGTATCGACCCTTCCTTCCAGTTTTATCCGGGATGATTACCAACCTCTTACTGCTGTCCCATTCGGGGGCAATTGAAAACCCGAACTGTTCCTCGTCCTTTTCCGTTACTCCCTTTAATTCGTTATACTGTGTGATGGCGGCATCCGTTCCGGCTGTTACCGCCGCTAATGCTGCCCCACGCTTTACGCCTTGTAAGCGCATTTGAGTTTTATTTGCCCTAGTTGGGTCAAGACCGATTTCCTTGCCGAACGTACCAGCAGTCATCTGAGCAACGTACTTACCCTGGTTGTACATATTGCGAGTGAGTTCAGCTGTGAATGGTACGAACTGGTCAGCTAACCCAGCCCTTGATACTTGGCGAATTACATTACTCAGTTTGTCATAATTCTGGAATGTATTATTTGTAAGTCGAGCAGCAGCAGCTTCTATTTCAGCAACGCTGTAGTCCGGGAACATTTTCTTTAATTGCCTCTGGTTACCTTTCCATACTACATATCGCATTGATGTATCACCAACGGAGTAAAGCTTGCCGAACCAATCCATTGTTGCCTTTATGCCTCCCTTGAAGGATTTATTTAATCCCTCCAGTCCCTTGATAACATTTTGCTCGATGTCAGCAGCATTAACGCTCTTGGGCTTTAATCCGTACTGGTTCATCTTGTCGATGTCATCCAGCAGTGCGCGTCGGCCTTCAGTGTTCTTGCCAGAAAGTAAATCATCTAGTGATCCGAAGTCAGACAGAGCAGCACGGAACCCCTTTGGGGTTGGTATAATTCCAGAGGAAATAGTACTAGCCACAGCTCCAAATAAATTCACCGTATAGGACTCAGGGTTCAGTAAAACCTTGGTTGACTTTGAAGTACCAACCCAAGTATTCAAGATTCTATCCAGATACCCGGCTATCCCGGATTTAACAGTATTGGCTTCTCCAAATCGCATCATATCTAATGAGTGCGCTACCTCTGGGTCAATGAACACTGATGAGTCCCCCTCAATAGTGCGGAACTTCATCTGAACTTGATCGGGGTTGGCTGGCTTACGTGTAGCAACTCCAGAATCCAAAAGGAATTTAGCTATCGCAACATCCTCAGCTTTTGATGATGCCAGTCTAGCCAATCTATTAGCTGTACTAAATGCTCGTTCCTTGGGATCAGTGACCTCACCGAGCCAAGCACGTTCCGCTGGTCCTGGATTACTGCGCTCACGTAGTATCCCCTTGGATTCCTTTACGGCTCCCTGTTGCCTTCCTTCTGCCTTCCTCTGCCGTGCTGAACTCTTTCTTAGGTGGTCCATTTGCTTGCGGGCTAAGTCCTCAGCTTGTGGCATTGTCATAGTCCCGGCATCCGAGGACATCATAATCTTTAGCTGTATCTCTTTAAGTGCAGCATCTTCTTGCGCCTTGGTGGGTCGATAGTCAGGGTCCTGGAAAATCTTATAGGTCTGAGTCAAGTAACCCTGTTCGATAGAAGCCTCGATAGTTTCACGTACTTCCTTCTGGCCTGCCTTTGATAGTCCCTCAAAGACTTCATCATCCATACCTTGAAGTAATATACCCTGTAACTCCTGAATTGTTTCTCTCCACTTAATTAACTCAACCTTAACTGGGTCAAGTGATGGGGCCATCTCTCCGCCCTTTAGGAAGACGTTAACACTTTCTCGTACAGTTGGGTCCTTCTTTTCCAGTCGACCTACTACACGTTTAACTCTCGCACCTAACTCCTGTGCTCGGTTAATAGTACCCTTGGCCATTTCAATTTCATTTACAATATCGTTACCAAGAACCTTTGACGGAGCAAATACCGACAGGATCTTGTTGATCATCCTCTTTGGATTTAATGGAGCTTCGGTTCCGTAGTTGTCCAAGTTGTTCAATGCAACAGCAGCCTCAACCTTTTGTTTGTTGGAAACGTTATTGGCTATTTCTTGACGTGCAGCTTGGAACTCAAATGATTCGCGGACAACACCCGGCATTGTTGGCTTGGATGTCTGAGGAGCGGGTGTGCTCTTGGAATTAATACGAAGGATTAACTCAGTGTCCCTCTGTGAGCCTATCCATTCAACATCTTCTACTGGTATTTCTTTAGATTTTACTTTACCGTCCTTCGCTTTAGCATATCTCTTAGCCACCGCCTCGTCTAAAGACCAGCTTTCCAATTCACGTCCTGCCGCTGGTGTGAAACCTTCTGCTTCACCACGATAAACAGTAATAGTATCACCAAGTTCTCTTCTAAGCGTTGCTCGGAAGGAGTCTTGTATTGGTTTTAATTTTTCTGCATATTCCGTTAGAGCTTTTGTAGCGGCTTCATACTCTCCGTCTACCATAATCCCCTTACTTCCTATAGCATCTAAAGGGTTTACAGCTCTTAATTTTTCTATCGTATCTGAAGCTGTAGTTTCTTTCCAAAGACTTTTTAACGCTTTTCTCTTATCCCCTTCAGCACTTTGTATAATAAACGAATGTGCTAGTGGGCGGTCAGCAATTTTATCTATAATACGCTTAGGGGCGGGGGTAGCTTCTGGGGCGTCTTTTTGTGCTATCTTGAAATCCAGTAGGTCTTCGTCAATATTACGTTTAATAATGTCTTTAGCTACATCTTCAGTTCCAATTTCTGATTTACCGAAAAGCC